ACACCACCGTCAAGAAGATATCTTTTCGTATGGGCTCCCCAGAAGCTGCTGAAGACGTTGTGCAAGAGGCTTATTATAGGGCTCTACGCTATTACGATTCTTATAATGAGGCACGCCCTTTTAATAATTGGTTTAGCGTCATCTTACGTAATTGTGTAGCGGAATATAAGAACATAGAAAGAGGCCATCCTAAGCAGCAAGAAGAGGATGAAGATAAAGAAGAAGCTATTGCTCCACAGTCATTGTATTCGGATTATTACAATGAGATTATTGAGCTGATTCAGACAAAGAGTGCTATTCAGATTGAGATATTGAATTACTTCTTTATCAATCACTATACTGTGTTAGACATCTGTGCTATTACCAATTATAATTATAAGCAGATACATCAGGTGATTCAGCGATTTAGAAATGAATTAAAGGAGATATATAAATGACTGTTTATGAGGTATGTTTTAATATTAATTACTTACCGCACCAATCCTATGGTTTTTTCTTAAATAGGGGGGCTGCTGAAAAGAAATGTAAAGAACTAATCTCCACAGAGTTGTTCGAGTGTCACCACGACGACTATTTTGTTGAAGAGCATGTAGTGAACACGGATTAAAATGAAAATAGGAACAGCGGACTTAGAAGCAGATGGGTTATTAGATACTGCCACTCAGGTCTGGTGTGGAGTATTTAAGGACGATTCGGGAGATGTAAATAGATTTAAGCCTAATGAGATAAAAGCTATGTTACGTCATATGGACAGTTATGACGTATTGAAAATGCATAATGGTATTGGGTATGACTGGCCATTGTTAGAAAAGCTTTACGGCTATAGATATGAGGGGAAACGAGTAGACACGCTTATTATGTCTCGCCTGTTAAACCCTAAGCGTCTTGTTCCGTTTAACTGTCCTAACAGGAACATAGGCCCTCACAGCGTAGAAGCTTGGGGCTGGAGGGTAGGCCGAGGAAAGCCAGAGCATAATGACTGGAGCAGGTTCTCTGATGATATGTTACATCGCTGTACAGAGGATGTAGAGATTCAAGAACTAATCTATAAAGCCCTTATGCAAGAGGCCAAGGAATCTTCTGGAGACGGTAGAAGTTGGGGAGAAGCATTTAAGCTTTCTTTCGAGCTATTCACTAACCTACAGAAGCAAGAAGAATATGGCTGGATTATTGATAAAGAGCATTTAAACAAGTGCATCTCTCAATTAACAAAATGGATTGAAAGGATTGACAGGGTAATCATTCCAAGATTGCCAAACATATTAGAGATTAATGAAACAAAAGAAAACAATCAATATAAATATGTCAAAAAACCTTTCCTCAAAAGTGGGGGGTATGCCCAAGGGACTAGTAGCTGGATTCTTGATTCTAATCTTGACCCTCTTAGTCGTCCCGTGGGTGGGTGTTTTAGTAGGATTGGCTTTAGAAAAGTAGATTTAAATTCTGGAGCTGAAACTAAAGACTATCTCCTCAAAATGGGATGGGAACCTTTAGAATGGAATACAGATGATAATGGAGACCGCACATCACCTAAACTCTCTAAGGAAGATCCTTTTGAGGGTTTATCAGATAAAGTTGGAAAGATCGTTGCCAAACGAGTACAGTGTCGTCAGCGACGAAGCGTTCTTGAAGGGCTATTGGAAGCTTCAGAAGGATCTTTATCAATTTCGTCGAGAGTTAATACGCTTGCTGCAACAGGAAGGGCTACTCACCGAGGGATTGTCAACATACCTAGAGCTTCTAGCTTCTACGGAAAACAAATGCGTAAGGTATTTACATCTAGAGATGGATGGTGCCTTGTTGGAACCGACTCTGATGCCTGCCAGCTACGAATGCTTGCAAGCAGAATGGGAAGCCAAGCATACATTGACGCAATAGTAAATGGGGAAAAATCAAAAGGGACAGATAATCATTCATTGGCCGCGAAGATCGGGGAGATTGAGTCTAGAGACGTTGCGAAGAATGTTATGTACTGTCTGTTGTTCGGAGGAGGAGATGTTAAACTTGCTAAAACAGCCAGAAAACCGGCAGGCTCTGGAGCAACTCTTCGGGAAAAACTATATAAAGGGCTGGACGGACTGGGTACGTTGGTTGATACGTTAACTAAAGAGTGGCGCAAGACAGCTAAGAAAAGATATAACGCTAAGTTTAACAGGATGGAACATTATAACGGATACATCACAGGGGTTGACAAGCGACCTATTCTTGTTCCGTTTGAACATCAGCTCTTAGTGTATCTTCTTCAGTCTGATGAAGCAATTATGATGAGTAAGGCTTACAACTTTATGTGGGAGAGGCTGTCAGCTAAATATAAATTCAAGAAGGATTTTGGTATTGTATGTTGGATGCACGACGAGGTTAATGTAGAGTGTCGTATTGAAATTGCTCAGGATGTAGAACGTATTACTGAGCAATGTATTACAGACGCTGGGAAATTCTATAATATGCTCTGTCCTCATAAAGGGGATGGGAAAATTGGTAAAAATTGGTACGAGATTCACTAAGGAATAAATATGGCACTTAACGCAAAAACAGCAGGTAATTCGCAAGGCCCTAAACAAGACAATCTGGAGCCGGATGTATATCCTGGCCGTCTTGTTCAGATTATTGACTATGGCCTGCAAGCACAGAAGCCCTACCAAGGTAAGGACAAGCCCCCAGTAAATGTTGTCGGCTTCACATATGAGCTGGTAACTGAATTTATGAAAGATGATGATGGCAATGATATTGAGGATAAGCCTCGTTGGATTTCTGAAACGATGCCTCTGCATAATCTGAAAGCAGACAAGGCTAAGAGCACACAACGATATAAGGCTTTTGATCCTACAGAGCAATATGATGGGGATTTTGTTCAATGTCTAGACACCCCCGTAAACATCATTGTCACTCATAATAAGCAGGGAGATAAGCTATACGTTAACGTAGGGGATGTTACATCAATGAATGCTAAGAAAGCCTTGGCATGCCCTGAGCTGAAGAACCCTGCTAAGTATTTCGATCTTGACGCCCCAGATATGGACATCTTTAAGTCCCTGCCTGAATGGGTTCAGAAGAAGATTTGTGAGAATCTGAATTTCAAAGGGAGCCCTCTGGATAAGCTGCTTAATGGGGCGCCTGAGAAGAAAGTCCCTAAGCCTGTTAAGGCTAAGCCTGAGGCGGATCAGGAAGATGAAGACATCCCTTATTGATAAGAAGCTCACAGCTCTTCTGGACGGAGACATTCTCTTATATGAGGTGGGCTTCGCTTCGGAAGTAGCTAGTGAGGGAGTGCCCTCCTTCGATTATGTCAAGGACATGGTAGATAGTAGGATTCAAAACATATGTGCCCTAGCCGGGGCACATTTCCCCCCTGTTGTATATTTGACAGGTAAGGATAATTTCCGGTATCAGATAGCTAAACGTCAGCCTTATAAACAGAGGGCCGGTAATAAGCCTTTCCATTACGGAAACATTAAGGCATATCTAAAAGGCAGATATAATGCCGAATGGGTTGATGGACTAGAAGCAGATGACCTTATTGCTATTCATCAGACAAAGGAGATGAATGATGACGGAACTAGCAACACTATTATTTGTACAAGAGACAAAGACCTACGAGCTGTTCCGGGATGGCATTATGGTTGGGAGATTGGAAATCAGCCATCCTTTGGCCCCGAGCTTGTTACGCCTTTGGGGCGACTTTCATACAACGCCGAGCGAGGGAAATTGGAAGGAGCTGGAATGCTTTTTTTCCTGTCCCAATGCTTGACAGGTGACCCAGTAGATAGTATCCCCGGCATCCCTCGTGTCGGGGCCGCTAAGGCATTTAAAATCTTAGACGGTAGTCAGACATACGAGGAAGGATTTAAACGTGTCCTAGGGGCTTATAGAGCCTTCTATGGGGATGCTGCTGAGGAGATGTTATTAGAGCAAGGACAACTTCTCTGGATGACCAGAGAACTGAATGAAGATGGTAGCCCTAAACTATGGAGATTTATTGAAAAAATACAACAACGGCCAATGGACACAAGCCCGTTATAATTCATTCGTTAAGGGAGCTTTACGTGCAGCAAGCCAGAGATGGCCCCCTAAGTATTCTGTATTAGCTAAGGCATTCACTAAACGTAAAGAGAACAAAGCTACAGGAAGACTCGCTAAGCATTTTAGATGCAATAAATGCAAAGAAGAGTTTCCACAGAAAGAAGTGGAAGTAAATCACATCGTTCCTGTTGTTCCTCTATCTGGCTTTGATTCCTGGGACAGGGTTATTGAAAGGCTCTTCTGTGAAGAAGATGGGCTAGAGGTGGTATGTAAGCCCTGCCATAAATCCATTTCTAAAGACGAAAACATTATTAGAAAGAGTAAATGAACGAATTCAAAGGCTATTCATTGTTTAACGATATTGAAGATAGTAACCTCCGCTCACGTAATCGTGGTGTAATCTTAGCTAACATTGCTGAGGACCATACAAAGAATAGGAAGATTCACGCTAAGGGTGTTTCCCTGATTCTGGGATACTACATGGAGCTTCCTGAGTCTGAGCGTCAAGCTGCACGGGATGCGTTTAAGAAGAATATGGAGGAGCGTGGATATGCAACAGCTTGAGATTTTCCCTAAAAATGAAAAAGATCCAACAGGCGCTGATCCTCATTCAAAGGGGGCTAAGCTGGATGCAGGAAAGACCCCTGTATTCCAAGGGCTCTTTGACTACTTCCC